GCGGCAATCTCAAGCCGGTCGCAGTCGGCGATATTCACGAAACAAAAGGACCGCTAAATCTGTGCAAACCAGGAACGCTGCACGCAACCTTTCATCCGAACAAATGGAAAGGCGAGCGCTGGTGGATTGTCGCAATGCACGGAGAAATTGCGATATCAGATGACAAAATCGGCGCACTCAAGCGCGAGATTCTGGCGGAACTGACATGAGCCACCCGTATTGCCTACACCTTTGGCGCTGGCAGGGCGGCGCCTTTCCAACCCCGGACGCTCTGCTGGTGGCGGCCCCAGGGCGGCATCAAGGAAAACATTGCAATGCTTCGCCAGTTGGAAGCGGAAAACAAATGACCCCGCCGCGCAGCATCTTGGACAGGCGGTTCGTGTACCGCTCGGCAGCGCAGACGGATTTGCGCGCCACATTCAGGCGCATCCGCCGCGAGCAGAAAGCCCTCGCCGAGACGCAAGCCGCAGAGGAGCAAGCGGATGACCTATAGGCAAACATTCGTTATTGAGTATGAGAAGAGCGCCGACGCACCGGGATTTGGCGAGGAAGGACTGCTGGGCGGGAAACTGTACGCGGTTCAATTTGCCGACGCACTGCATGAAATCGACCTTCTGCGCGAGCGGGCGACAGAGAAAGCACTAGAGGAAGTGGATGCGATCTTGTACGCCGAATGGAAGGAGCAAGCGAATGGCAAATAGCTACAACGACCGCCAAGCCCTGCACCATATTCGCGCGCCGCACGACTACCGCCGCGACCTCGAGCACGCGCGCAAACTGCGTCAACGCGCGGAGTTCCTGGACAGGCTAGCACGCGCGACGCTGATCTTGGCCGCGCTCGTCTTGGCGGCGATTTGGCTGGTAGGCAAATGACCCCGCCGCGCAGCGTCCTGGATAGGCGGTTTCGGTGGACGAGTAGCGCCGCGACGGACATTCGGCGCACATTCGCGCGGTACCGCAAGCAGCAGAAAGCCCTCGCCGAGCAGAAGCGCGAGCAGGCCCCCCTAACGTTGCACAACTAAGGAAACCAATATGAAAATATTCGTACTGCTGTTCATACTGCTGCTTGCTGGTTGTCACCCGGTCACTACTGAGCCGGGTAGCGAAAGTGTTATTGTCGATAACCCGTGGTTCTTCGGCCACGGCGGAGTGCGCGACGAAACACAGAAGCCTGGACTGTCTTGGTATTGGTTGTCAACCGACGCCGAGCAGATTGCTCTGACTCCCGTCAAGTATGACGAGCCGTTAGATCATCTCGCAACCAATGACAACAACTTTATCAACTACGCGAGTTATATCGTTCTGCAATGGAAAGACCCGGCTGAGATGGTCAAGAAATTCGGCTACAAAGATTGGTACACGCACAATCTGAAAGAGCAGTACCGCACCATCGTCCGCGATGTGACGAAGAAATATCAGATGACTCCGATCATGACCGATCCGCCAACACTTGCGAAGATCGAGCAGGAAATCGGCGAGCAGTTCAAAAAGCATATCGAATCCACCGGCCTGCACGTTACGCTTATCAACGTGAATATGGGAAAGGTACTCCCTGACCTTCCGGTGATCGAGGAAATGAACAACACGGCAGCGCAACAACAGCGCGTCAAGACTGAGCGACAGCGCAAACTAGCCGAGGACTCGCGACTACAGGCCGAGCAGAGCCGGGCGAATGCAGACAATGCCTATCGGGAACAGATGAAACTCGATGCAGCCCAGTTCGTGCAACTTGAATCGATCAAGCGGTATTCATCTGCATGTGAACGGTCGAGCTCCTGCGTGATCGTGCAGGGCAATACTCCGGTCATGATCAGCAAATGAACGCGGCTCAGACTGACGGCAAGGTCGTCGCGATTAAGGAGCGGGGGAAATGAAAGATAGAAAGAAACAAATTTGGTTGCGGCAAGATCAGATTGACTTGATCGTCGCGTGCCTGCAATTTTGCCGTGCGGCTGCCTACTCAGGCAGCAGTGCGTCCACGACACTTGCGCGTCGAGAACTGATGTCGCGCATAGATGCGGTGCGGCCGTTATTCGGCGCGAAGAAGGCTTGACAGCGGTGCGCGTAGATACTATTCTGGCGTTGCGCGGAGATAGCGCACTCGGTTTGAGAGCCGAGCATCAGACAGTGGCCTCGGGGTCATGCGCCCCGCGCCTTGGTGTCCTGCAAGTATCCCACTGTCTGCGTGCCAGGAATCTCACGCCAGGGTGCGGGGCCTATGGCCCTTTCTATCGAGCGGGTTTGTTTGTTGGTGCTGACAATTTGGCCAAGCGCCTAGCCAGCGACGTATCGGGAAACCGATATACGCTAGGGCCGAAGCCTCGCTGCCGGGCACATACACCTTACAGGCTTACATCGACGGGTTGCGCTGATGAAACCAGGAATACACAAAATCGGCATGCAAGAATATTTGTCGCTCAAAGCGCTTTCCAGCGGAATGTGCAGCGAGATATTGAACAGTTCTCCGTTGCATGCGAAGTTTCGCCAAGACAATAGAATTGACGAGCCAACATCTGCCAGCGAACTCGGTACGGCATTCCACGACGCTTTCTTGGAAGGCATAGATCGCATAGTGGCCTTGGATTTCCCTGACTGGAGGACAAAGGCGGCGAAAGAAGCCCGCGTCGAAGCAAGGGCGACCGGTCGCATTCCAATGCTCTCGCATAAAGTGTCACACGTAGCCACGATGGTGGCTGCATGCAAAGAGTACGTTGCGAATAGCGAAATAGCCGGGGCATTTGATGACGGCGATCCAGAACTGACCATTGTCTGGCTTGATAGCGATTTGCTTTGCAAAATTCGGCCGGATTTTCTAACGCGCGATCATCGCTTGATGATCCATCTCAAGAGCACGCAGGGAAGCGCGGAACCGACTTCATGGATTCGTAATCAATTGGTGCCAATGGGATACGACTGCGCGGCCGAATTTTATCGGCGTGGCCATGCCGCAGTCTCGCGCGATTCGCCGCTCCAAGTGTTCTTGGTGGCGGAGCAGAATCCTCCACACGGATGTTCTCTCGTCAGCCTCGACCCGGCGATGCTAGAAATCGCCAATCAGAAAGTTGAGCGCGCCGTCGGCATCTGGCGCGAGTGCCTGCGTACAAACAGGTATCCGTGTTATCCGACACGCATCTGTTATGCCGAGCCGAAGCCGTGGGAAGTCGCCGAGGCAGAGCGCGAACAGTTCGACCCGATGTTAGGAGAACAAGCATGAGTTTTTCCTTTCGTCCAGCGAAGCGCGAGAATGTATCGCTATTGATCGGACTGGCCGGCGCGAGCGGCAGCGGCAAGACTTACACGGCGATGCGTTTGGCATCTGGAATTTCTGGCGACAAGCCGTTCGCGGTGATAGATACCGAGGCCGGCCGCGCAAAGCACTATGCCGACCAGTTCCGATTCGATCACGGGGATATGTCGCCGCCGTTCTCGCCGAGCGCCTACGCGGATGCGATCAAGGCTGCGGATGACGCGCACTATCCTGTTATCGTTGTCGATAGTTTCAGCCATGAGCATGCCGGCGTCGGCGGAATACTTGACATGCAGGAGGCGGAATTCGCTCGTATGGGCAGCAAGGAAGCGGTCAAGATGGCGTCATGGATCAAGCCGAAAGGAGAACATAGGAAGATGGTTGCTCGCCTGCTGCAAATTCGCGCGCATCTAATCCTGTGTTTCCGCGCGGAAGAAAAGATCGAGATGATCCGCGTTGATGGCAAGATGGAAGTGCGCAAAAAACAATCGGCGATCGGGCTGGATGGCTGGCAACCGATATGCGAGAAAAATCTGCCCTATGAACTGACGGCAAGTTTCCTGCTGATGGCCGCGCATCCTGGCGTCCCGTTGCCAATCAAGCTACAGGAGCAGCACCGCGCGCTGTTCCCGTTGGACAAGCCCATCACCGAAGAATCCGGTCGCAAGCTCGCGCAGTGGGCAAGCGGCGCAACGAGTTCGGCAACGCAGGCTGGACAGACTAAGCACGGGGCTTCGCCTTCGCAAGAGGGCCGATCTGTTGGGTCTGCGTCTGCCGAACCCACGCTGCTCGAAGAAATCGAGGGCTGGGTCAAGCGCAAGAAGTTCGACATGGCGCGGGACTTGGCTCGGTCGATTGGCGACGACGCCGAGCGCCTTGGCGTGCTTGAGCGTATCCAGAAAGCCGAGAAATACGTCAACAAGCGGGCGGCAGCATGAAGCCCAAAGATCAATGAGCGGCGCCGCAGGACGTGGCGCAGAGCTCGTCTATACTTCCACGGGACAAACCGGAGGTTAGTATGCGCGCACTTTTATGGCGGCTTCTTGAGGAAAGAATTCAAGCTGCGATAACCGAGCGCATCGCGAGGTTCCACGATGCGCTCGTCGAGCGCGATCAGATCGAGCCGTTGCCACCTGAACATTGCACGGCGGCCGTGTGCTCTGGATCAGGTCGAGTTCTTCAGCTTTTCGCTGCAACTCGCCGCCCCGATTGACGCGAGCATGAACATGCGTCGCCCCGAGCTTGCGAGCGTCCGGCCATGTCTCGTGATCGGCGAACCGATCTTTGAAGCTTCCGGTTTGTCCAACATACAGCGATTTCCATCTGTCGCCAACAATGCTGGCGAAGATGTAATTCCCTGGGACATCGTGCCAAGTCGTCGGAATCTGATACACCGTGTATGTGTACTTTATGCCACTCTTACCAGTCCAGATTGCGTTCATCTTGTTCCTTTGTGCGGTACCGCATTGACAGTCTCGTCGGGAGGGGTTGACAATGCGTAAACTACAACGCGAGTTGTAGGTTGCGAAAAGTGGAGCGCCGGGGAATCGAACCCCGAGGCCGTGATCTAGGAGGTCTGGACTGTAGCCATACGCGCCCCACGGTAGTAGAACCACCAAGCGCCCGATCGGTTGCCCCGCCAAGGATTGACCGATTCGGGCGTTTCCAATTTGGCCTTCCGCGCCGGTGGGTGTTGTGGGCTAACGGAGGGAAGTAATGGTTCATGAGGCACGCTGCGGTATGGTCGGACAATTCGGCAATGCAGGTGTGCGCTGCAAGATGATCAAAGAGAAAAAGGAGGGCGAATTGGTCTGCTACTTCAACATTCGACAATTGTGGTGCGCTGTCATTTGGGACGGAGATAACTCTCCTGTCTGCATCAAAGCGAGCGCAATACTCGTTAAACCAGACGGAAGATGGGTGAAACTGCCGTGATGCCCCTATCCGCTGAGCAACTGTCTAAGTTGGACGCGCTGTATCGGAAGTCGACGCCGGGGCCGTGGTTGCACGACCCTGATACGCGCATCGATGGCGCAAGCCAAGTGCTACAGGCGCGCGATACGAACCTCGCCGTGTGCTTCATGGCTACCGGGCAGGACAAGGATGAACACGAAGCTACCGCCGAACTCATCGCCTTCCAGCGCAACCACGCCGAGGCTGTGCTGGCGCTGGTGCGGGCGTGCGAACGCATGATAGCCAATCCGACATGGGGGGCATTGTGCGACGAAGATATAGATGTCGAGAGAGCACTAACCGCGCTCGACGCAGCGCAGAAGGAGCGGGGATGAGCGCGCCGCGCCATGTGGTGGCACTATCAGGCGGCAAGGACTCGACCTGCATGGCTTTGGCTTTGCGCGAACGCGAGCCGCGCGACTACGAATATATCGGCAACTGGACTGGCAACGAATTGCCGGAATTGTTTGATCACCTGAACACATTGGAGCATCTGCTCGGCAGGCCGATCAAGAGAGTTGCATCGGAGATGAGCCTATTCCAGTTGATTGACCATCACAAAATGATCCCGAACTTTCGGGCGCGGTTCTGCACGATCGAACTCAAGATTGAGCCGACGATTGCTTATTTCAAAACGCTTCCGCCAGGCTCTGTTTTGTACGTTGGCATCCGCGCCGACGAGGAATCTCGCGTCGGCATCTATGGTGACGACATTCAAAGCGATTTTCCATTCCGGCGCTGGGGCTGGGGCATTGATGCCGTGCTCGGCTATCTGGATCGCGCAGCGATAACCATACCAGCCCGCACGGATTGCGCCCAATGTTTCTATCAGCGTCTGGGTGAATGGTGGAACCTCTGGAAGTTTCATAACGCGGAGTTCATGGCAGGCGCGGCCGTCGAGCAGAAGTACGGACATACGTTTCGTTCCCCGCAGAGAGATTCTTGGCCGGCGTCTCTAGCAGAACTTGCGAAAGAGTTTGAGGCCGGCCGCGTGCCCCGTGGTGCCGACATACAGATCAATCTATTTGGAGGCGCGGAAAAATGCCGCGTGTGTTCGCTATGAACGAACATCGAAGAGGCTGCGCAGTATTCGCGGACAAGCCGTGCAACTGTAATCCGGATGACGCCATGACCGACGACCAAGCGGGCGGGCTGCCGGATGATCCGACTAGGATGTCCGTGTGCGGCATTCTCGAAGATGCGCCTGACGGCCAATGGGTCGCATGGGAAGATTACGCTAAGTTGCGGGCGAATTATTACGCTTGTTTCAATGCTGCGTTTGATGCATTGCAGCGATTGAATGCAACGCGATTTCTATGGAACGGGCCGATTCACCAAGCTGCCGCGTTGCTGCGCGGAGTCACAGAGCCGCAAGGTGAAGCCCTTGCGCCCGCCGCCGCGAAGGATGAGCAGCGCGAGTTTGGCCCTGAGGATAGGTGTCCACAGTGCGGCACGGTATGGACTCGCTTTATGCAACACTACGACGGGCCGCATTGCGCAGCCGCGCCCGCCTCACCCGCAGGCGAGACGCCGGAGACGGATGCATTGCGCAGGCAGCATATCGACACAATGGGGCAAACCGACGAGTACGAAGATATGGCGATTCTGGCAGAGTCGCTCGAACGCCGCCTCGCCGCCGTGAGCGCAGAGCTTGCGCACATCAAGGAAGTTGAGTTCCCGCGCCGTTTCGAGAAGGTCAACAATATGTGGCGACAACGCGCCGAAACCGCCGAGAGCGCCCTATCCGCCGCGCAGACAGAACTCGCTTACGCAGCCTTCAAAGGGGTATTCGATACTCCCACACATCGTATGTACCAAACCAACAAGTATGTGGTTGATGCCAGAGATAGATTGCGAGCGTTTAATGAGGTACTCACCCGCGCCGCCAGCGCGGAAGGGGAGAGCGCACCGTCAATCCGTGACGCCGCTGTGAAATCCGGATTCGACTCGCGCATATTCGATGATGCTGACGCTTACGACGGCGGCAAGGAGCGCGCACGGCTTGCCGAGTTCGCGCGGCTGGTATCGCGGCAGAGCGCGGGGCAGGAGTAAGTGATGCTTACCAAGTCATTTTGGTGCCATTGTGCCCTGCTGTTCCTGCTGGCTCAAGGATGCGCGCTCGCGGACGGCCCCTATGCCCTGCCGTGGGCGAAGGTGAAGGAACTGTGGATCACCCCGAGCCAAGCCAGGATGTACGGCCCTGGAGCAGTCCAGTCATTGATCGGTACGGATTCTCCGGCAGGCTGTCAGGAACCGGGGACATGGTGCCGTGCCGACCTAAAGCCCTTCGGAGTGCCGGATGACGCCAAGTTTGCCTTTCTCACTGGACTCTTGATCATCACGCATGGCACCGGAGAGCAGTTAGCCGCCATCTCGCTCACGTTTCGGCAAGTTGGGGATACCTCTGCGGACTGCGACAAAATGATAGCCGAAGCTGTCGAGACTCGTATTGGCAGCGGGCAGAGAAGCGGTGTAGCAACTTGGGTACCGGTCACGAACGGAACCGTGGAGTATTGCTTTAACGTAGTCGGGCAATCCGGCTGGCCGGACTGGAGCGCGTTCGGACTTAATCTGTCAGTGCAGGCGTGGGGGAAGTAAACAATGCGCTGTAGCCGCTGCAAGGCAGACAAGCCGCTCACCGACTTCGGCGACATCAACGGCCGCAAGCGCAAACGCTGCCTCCCGTGCCAGGACAAGGATCGAGGCTATCGTGTCGCGCAGGGAATTCCGGTAGAGCGACCGATAGAGAAGGCCGAGAACGTCGCAGGCCCGACTTACTACGCGCAATATCGCTGGGACTAGCGCCAACTACCGTTTGCTCGCGGCTCGGCGCGACCGCAAGGCCGCGCCGTTCTTATTATCGCCATTCCCGGCGTCACTCGCAATACCCTTCTTTGCCTTCTTGGAAAGTGATGAGAGGGTCTACTTACGTTGCTCGGGCACAGTCTCGGGCAATTCCCGAGCCGTCTTGAGGTTCATTATCCTGCTGCCGATTTCGTGGCCGCAGACCACGCCACCGTAGGTCAACCACAGCCATTCGCTGCTGCCGCCGTGAACTACAGACCATACAAAGCCGAACGTCATCGCAGCCTTGCCGAGATTTGACCATAGGGCGGACTCCCGCCCCTTGCCGGTGACGTGATCGCAGAAAAAGTCTTGAAAGCGCCAGGTGCGCGAGCGCCGTTCGCCGTGTTCAGTCTTTATCTGCATCGCGCATGAAGCTCTCGAATAGCACCGTCTTGCTCGGATCAACAGCGACCATTGCTAGTTTGAGCTTATCGACATCTGCGCGCAGTTTGTCGTACTTATCGAACAGAAGATCAATTACTCGAAACGCGCGCTTGACCAGCCATGCCAGCAAGCCGCCGAGGAGAAAAAACGCTGTCGTACCCCACTTGAATAGGGTGATCCAATCAACGTCCATCAAGCCCGCGTCTATAGAGTTCGTCCACGCGGTCGCGCACGCGCCTGATCTCTTCGTTTATCATCGCGTGCTTCTCGTTATCGGATTCCTTATGATCCGACAGAGCCACCTTGAATAGCCACATAACGACGCCGACCAGAATATCTATGATCCAGAAAAGCGCGTCGGTCATATGGCCGTTCACAGCCAGCCCATGTACTTCGCAAACAGGGTTGCGACCAGACTAAGCGACGCGATGATGGCGCCAGATAGCCATTTGATGACGCGCAATCCTCCAAGGATTTGCGCCTGACGCAGAGCGCATTCCTGAACGTGCTTCTCAAGTTCCCGGTTCACCGTATCCAGTTTCGTTTTGATCGGCTCCAAATGGAAACGGTTGACCAGCCGCAGAACGTGATTGAACTCGGCATGCTGCACCGGGCCGTTACCAGTCAGTTCTAGCGGGCATTCAACCGTGTCCGGGTTATGCACGTTTTTCTTCTCCCTGGATATACTACTTTTGGGTTATTGTTGGTTTAAGTAATCGCGCAACTGTGGAGCGAGAGTCGCGCCAGCGATTCCTGTGTATGGCGCGGTAGAACGCAAAGCCGCCGCGCCTGCCGCCTGCCCTGGGATTAGATCACCAAGCAGAAAGCGCGAACTAGGGCGTGAATATAACGGAGCTGCGATTCCTACGCCGAGCAAGCTTTGCAGAGTGGCGAGCTCCGTTGGCCTAAGGAATGCTCCGGCCAGAAGTCCGCGATCTGCTGTGTAACTGTTGGGCACCGTATTGCCAAGGACTGATTGCGCATTCTGTGCGAGCGTTCGCAGATCGGGTGAATTTCTGGCCGCTGTAAGAGCTTGGTACGGCGTAAAAACTCCTCCTTGCGCGGCTGCTCGGCCAGTTGCCTTTTCCAGAGCGACTTTGGCGGCATATGCTTTATCCAAAGCACCTACATTCTGCGCCCCGGTCGCGCTGTTTAACCATTGTTGTACCGATGACCTGGCGGCCATCAAAGCGTCGCCAACGGCTTTTTCCGACGCCGCGGAACTCCCTTGCAATTGGCGTGCGGCTTTGCCGATGTCTCCGATAATCTCGGCCTTGACGTTTTCAGCCGGAAGCGTTCCACCCGCTGGAATTCTGTCCCAGAGCGATTTGCGCAGTACTGCATCGAAGGTCTTCTTGCCCTCCGAGTTCAGTGGCAAGACAGGGACATTCTTGGATTGCTGGAGCGTGGAAAAAAGCGCTTGAGGTACTTGCACGTCTTTGCCAGCGTACAGCCGGTCGTAAGCCGAACCGAGAGCGGACTTCACTTCCTGCAAACCGGCATTGCCTGCCTGAGACACCTCGCCAGCGCCCGGAGGCATCGCAATATTGAGCGCAGCCTTGTTGAATTCCAGTTTTGGACGCGATCTAGCAGAATTGATGATATCGCCAATAATCGGCAAGCTTGATAGTTTTTGTTCAATTCTGTTTATCGTGCCGCCAACTGCTTGTCCCGGCGTCGGAACTACGCCCCTGTCCAAGAGTGCCTGCACTTCAGGAGAAGGCGTAATAGGGTGAAGCATCTTTGCGGCCACCTTTGGAATCGCATACCCGACGCCGCTTGCCAATGCGCCTCTACCTACGTTCGGCAGAGTTGTTTCGTTGCCGATGGTCGGCTCAGCCGCACCTAGTGCGCCGCCAGCAGCAACGCTCCCCAGAAAACTCGCGGGGGCCACCGGAGCGGTAACAACCGCCGCACCACCAGCAGCGCCAGCTGCTGCAGCAGGAGACACCCCCCGAAGTTGTCTGCCGGCTTGGATATCAGCGACATCCTGCGGAGCGAGCGATCCCGTTATCAGTTGCTTCGCCCGCATCGCATAGTCGTTGAGCTTAGTGCCGAAGCCAGCAATCGCAGACTGCCCAGGCCCCATTTCCTGCGCCTGCTGGGAAAGCGACTGCTCCATACTTTGCGGTCCAGCCATCGTTGGGGCTTTCACGCCGCCGCCGAACATATTCTCAGCTTGCGTCAGAACATCCTGCGGACTGGTGCCATCCGGCACGTCAAAGCGTGCAACGCGTCCATCTGGAAGCTGAATCTTAGCGACCGGCATTTGCTGGTTCCTCAAAGCCTAGAAACTTGATGCCGCTTGCTCCCGGTGACATCGACTGCGCTCCGCGAATCTGGCCGCCGGTTGTATTGCCAAGGTGAACCTGATTGATGGCTGTACTCGCTGGGAAATTCATTGCGTACCAGCCCTCAAAGCGCATCGGATCACCGCCGCTTGAAAGGTATCGCCCCAAGTCGTTTGCCTGCTTGATCTGGTATTGAGATTGAGCGATATCCGTCCCGATAAGGTACTTGATCGCCGCTTTGGTCATATCCACATTCGGGGCGCCGCGCGTGAGCATCAGCATAACCTCGGATTGCGTGATGCGAGAACCAAATTGCTGTTTAGCTTTCTGCGTAGCGGCGTTTACCAAATCCTTTTGCAGTGCAATCGTCGCGCTCGGCGTGTTCTCGAAGTCGGATTCCTTCACTCCGGGAACGAATTTGCTAATCCAGTTTTTTACATCGGCGGTACGCGCTGCGAGCGGGCCAGTATCGGCCTGATCGACGAGACTCAGTGCCTGCTGGTTTAGCGCGAGCCTGTTATTGGCGGCATCTGCTTGTGCGCCGTACTTCTCGGAAAGCTTCTGCGATGATGTCGCGTTTTCTTCCGACATGCGCTTGTCGAAAGTTGACTGTCCCATGCCGGCAGCGGCAACTGGGCGCTTGGGGATAGTAGCCCACGGATCTGCGCTAGCCGCCTTCGCTCCTGGAAGTGGCCCAAGATTCTGGTTAACCGCGTCCTGCTCGCTCTTGAGGATGGCATCTCGTTGCGCCATACGCTCAGGAGCTAGCGAGCCGTTATTCGGTGCTGGAATTGCCGTCGCCGCCACTCCTGGACTTGTGGCACCCACTCCGAACTGCTTGGCCGCGAGATTCGCAAGCGGTCCGCCGGGGAGAGTCCATGCTTTCGGAACGGTAATTTCGCCGCCCCCGGGCGCTTGAACATTGGTCGTTTCGTATGGCACCTTGGCGCCGGTCTGGGATCCTGTCACCGCGCTTGCCAAGGTCGCTGCGGCCGGGACTTGACCCGGGACTTGTTCGACTCGAAACCCGGACGGGTTGCTAGGATCGCGTATCACGGCTCCAGCTCCAGGCGCTACGGCAGGCACCGCCGGAGCGATCTCGGCTCCAGTGAACGGATTGACCACGGGTGCGCCGGGACGCTGTGCGATGCCTTTGCCGGCCTCGAATTGCGCCTGTCCGACCTTCTCCAGCCCAGGCATTCCAATCAATCCGCCTAGCAACATAAGATCAGTGCCTGGAAGGGCGTTGGGAGACGTTCCAGAGGCCGTAGGGGTGTTCGCGCCGCTTGCCAGCGCCGGAGTCCCGCCGCCCAAGCCCAAGCGCGACAGAAGCCCCGGAAGCACGGAGTTGACGATTTCCTGCTGCCTGCGCTGGATCGCCTGACTTTGCAACGCGCCAACCAACTGCGCCGCCCCGCTCGCCTGCTGCAACTGCCCCAGACCCTGCTGCTGGTTAATCTGCGACTGCTGGAGGTAGCCGGCCAGCCCGGGGATATTGTCGAGTGCGGCCATCACGTTCCCCCAAATAGCTTGTTCTGGTTCTGGTTGCCGAGCCCTAGTTGCTGCAACGTATCGGCCAAACTCGGCGTCGGATTGGTGAGTTGCGCAAGCCCGCTACCGAGAGCGTTGAGCCCTTGCCCAGAAGTGCCGAGAACGGACGGTGTAAGACTCGCTACGGTATTGCCAGCGCCGATCGCCGTGTTTCCGGTGGAACGCAGGTAATCGTTATAGCCGCCCAAGTTGTAAGATGCGAGCTTGGCAATATCTCCGGGGCTTCCAGCGGGGTTGCCGTTGATCGAGAGCGCCCGAGCAGCGGCATCCGATGCGCCCATAGCGGGCGCTGACTGATACCAGCTATTCGGGTTGTTGAGTGCGTTGAGATACGCCCCGCTTGCGCCTTGCAACGTCGGCTTGAGTAGGTCTAGTTGCTGATTGAGCGATGAACGCTGGTTATCCGCGCCGGCAAGCCCGAGCAGAGTCGAACCGAGCGCGCCGCCGGCTTTGAGCAAATCTGGGTTCAATCCGAGAAGACGAGAGAGGAACGTGCTGCCCGCGCCCTGCGCGCCTTGCGCGAGCCAACTTGGGAGCGAAAAGGCTGCCGTACCGCCAGCGCCACCTAGCGCTGCTTGGGTAAGCGGATCAAGTCCTCCTCCAGTAAACGCCGCATCCTGCGCAGCCAGCATCCCAAGTTGAGTTTCCGGCAAAGATGTAAGGCCAGCGCCACCCGCCGACTGAATGGTCAATGGGTCCAGACCACTGCCACCGGTAAACGCAGCGTCTTGCGCTGCAAGCATGTCAGCTTGCGTCAATCCACCCCCGCCAGCTCCGCCGCCAGCACCAGACCCACCGCCCCCGAGCGCGTTGGACATACCAGAGAACGGATTGCTGACGCCATACGCGCTCATCAGATCAGGCAGCGCCAAGCCTCCAAGAGCAGCGCCGATTCCAAGCTTGACGCCGCCGCCCTCGGACAGGAAATCGCCGCCTTTGCTTTCCTGCAAGTCAGCTGGCAAGTTCTCATAGACCGCCGCGCCGTCCCCGCCGATGGTCGCGCGGAAATTGCCGCGCCCCGGAATGGAGACGGTGTAACTGCCGTCGCCGTTATCACGGTACGGGTTCCCGCCGAATGCGATGTCTGCCTGAGTTGTCATGTCCTATACCTCGAACCAGCCTGCAATCAGAAACGTGTTGCCGCTCGCAACCTGCGTCGGCAGGTAGCAGCGGCTATCGGTCACATCGACCGCGCATGATCCAACCGCGATATGCGTGGTGTCGTTCACCATATCTGCCTGTCCTGCCAGTCCCATCGCAGACCTTGGAAGCGCAAAGTACGTCGTCCCCGCAGTAGACGCGATCGAAGTAGCAGCCGATACCTTGACCTCGAAGAAGCATTGCCGCCCGACGACGCGAAAGCGCGATGCCGTCGTGAGCGCTCCGACAGTCGTAAGGCTGCTAAATGCCGCCGTCCATGTCGTGTCCCATCGGTCGATGCCCAGCAGATCGTTGAGCGCGAACGAGGCTGGATCAGCGTCTTCGAGGTCGCGGACATTCATGCTCCCGTGCCTATATTCATGACCGACGTATCATAGCGAAGGCGCATTGGCGTTGCGTCCGAATTAGTCAGCTTCCACGCGCGCTCCGGGCTGCTGCCAATTCTGACTCTTCTCTGCGGGCGGTTGGACATATCCCATGTCGTCACTGTAGAGAATGTCTGATAATCGTCGTCCGATGCAGAAAGCGTGAGCGTGGAAGACGTGCTCTGCCTGTCATAATCGACATATACATCCACGAAAAACATATCGTGTCCGCCAGCGCTCATCTTGTCCGTCTGCACGCTAGCCGTGAACGGCTGACCATCGTCGGTAAAGACGAAGTTCGCAGGGTTGATGAGGTAGACTTTCCCGGATGTCGAGGTCTTGCTTATGGCATACGTGAGCACGTTGCTGCCACTGGAAAGTCCTGCGAACTTGTACCAGAGATTCGCAGAGCCACTCCATTCGTGCCAGCGCTTTTCCTCCAAGCAGTATGTAAATGTGCTGCTGCTCGCCGTGACCAATACAAATGATCTGCCGTAGAAGCGCGCAGTGGCAATGCTGATGTTGTTAGGACCGGCCAGCATCAACTGGTTGTTAATCTCAGGATTGCTGATAGGCGTAATCCCACCATCATATTGCAGGACCTGTAACCCGCCCTTTTCCGTGGATCCCACGAAGAACAGAAAATCCGATATGTCTGCAATGCAATCCGCCGAGATCGCGCCGACCTTCTGCGTCATGCTCTGCACTCTGGAAAGCGGAGAACCAACGGCGTTCCCGGCTACTTTCCAGAACTCCACGGAATTCGTGCCGAATGCCGCGATATAGGCACGCCAGCGCGCAAGCCCAACGCCATTGTCTGGCTGGTCGTTGGTGCTATCGAAACTGGTCGAAGTCCACGACGATCCGCTGTTCAGATCGGAAGAGTAAATCTTCCCGGATTGGGTAAGAACGCTCACGTAGCCGTTCAACGCCTTGCCGACTCCAACTACCGTTTCGCCGGCGTTGCCTGGATAGTCTCCGTCACTTACCTTCACCAAGCCATTTGTTGTATCGTAAAGCCAAGCGGTGTTGTCACTACTGGTGATAAATAGAGTTGGCGTGCCCACGACATCGAGCTGCTCGATGCCGGTCGCCTTTCCGGTAATTGTGCCGAGAGAACTCGTGCCATCGTAGATCGTGCTATTGGTCGAGCCGAACGCGCTGATGACCTTTGTTCCTGAACCTTGTCCAGCCCAGACCATGATCGCGTTGCCAACTGAACCAGATGCCGGAGTGCTATTCACGCCCAAGCCTGGACGCTTGACTATATAGCGCTTGCCGCCTTCGACGACAATCATGCAATTCACCAGCCTCGCGTCTTTCACGGAAGAAGGATTCGAGGCTCCCCAGATAAAAGTCCCCCATACCCCGATCCCCCAGACTCCGGAGGAGCCGGAAAGAGCGTTGGCCGTTTCGATTCGCGTGTTATAAGCCGGGTCAGGAAGGAACGGGACAGGTTTCACGCAGGTAATCTTCCGTAGATTCCAGACTGGACTGAAGCAGTGCCATCATCTCCGTACCATGTCGTAGTCCCGCTCGCCGCAGATTGTTCGAGCCACACGAGCTTGTGACGCCCAGCGGTTACCGCTGCCTCATACGTAGCATATTGGGTGTTCCTGGTGGTAGAGGCGATTACGCCTGGGCCTAGCAACTGCGCCGAGTTAACTGTGGTTGAATCCAAACCAACGCCTATGTTGCCAGTGATTGAACTCGCGCCACTGTTGACCGCTTGCGACTGCGCCGTTGCCCATACGCTATCTTCGGATACCCCGATGATGAAATCGAGTTGATTCGCGGTATTCGCATTTGCCTGTCTCAATGTCGCAGTGGTGTAGTTCCAGCTATCAGTGGTATCAACTGCGCGCATCTGACGAAGAACGCGATTGTAGTAATTCCAGACATAGCGCTTGGCTAGAGAATCCTCGGTGGTGTTCGCTCCGCTTGAGTAGATCGTACCGACGTACCGGCGCGTTGTCGCCCCTGTCTTGACAAGCACGCCGTTCTGTGTCGTAAGCGCTGTCGCACGAGTGGTATCATTTGTCCATACCAGAGACTCAAGCGCCGCGATGCCGGAGTTGTTATAGCAAAAAACGTCATATGGCTTGCCGCTCGTGAGCGTAAGGGCTAGCGATAACTCAGTGAAAGTCAAAATCTGCCACCGAGCGCTGCCGTCGTAAAGCGCTATACGACTACCTTTGTACGGAGTGAAATAGAGCGTCCCGGCCGCTGTAACATCGCTCGTCGTTACCGGAACGCCAGTAGTGAGCGTCAGCCTGCCATCGCAAATTGAATTATCCGGTACACCGCTCGGATGGGCTTTGTAATAGAAGTCATTGATGTCCTGCGCCCAGCCCGCGCCGTCTGATTGCGTTACATCGTTTACAAATGTCGTATCTGTCATGTGTTATCCGGCCGTCACTCGTAACGGGCCTCCGCTGAAGGATTCGATGTTATCTTCGCCGTTCACGTCTGCGAGTATTTCATCTCGCTTACTCTTCCAAAGAGGCATCCTTGGATCGCGCTTGATAAACGGCTCGGCCTCTACCAACGATGAGTACAGATAGAGGTCAGGCCAGTTCTGGAAGACCGCGTTAGTGTTACCCGTGGACGTATCGTTCACCGCAGCCAAACGCATGTAGTACTCGGTCTGCACGGTATATGCCGAGTCCGGGTAAGGACCGAAGATGAAGTAGCCGGCCTCGCGCGCGATGAATTTCGGCTTGCTCCCGTTCACTCGATCCGGGTAGTTGTCGTAAATCCAGTTGTTCGTCTTGCGGTCAAGAGATTGTGTCGGAGCGGTGGTGATCACTGCGTTTTCCAGAGCAACGTAACTCGTCGGCAGCGCAAGGATTCCGCTTGTGCTGATTGTGCCGCTCACTACCGTGATCATGTCGCGCGTGCGGCATTTCCTGAAAATCCACTTCTCTCCGATGGTGATGATGTCCGGTACGCGGCTCGCCATATCGGAGGTGGAAACGTCCAGCCAATCTGTGACCGCTGTTTGCAGGTCTGCGTATGTCGCGAGTCCGCTCATGCCGTTTTCCTCAGTGACCAGACTTCCGCAGCCTCATGCTTGCCGATCAGATCACAAATTCGCTCGATCTCTTCGTCGCCAATATGCGGCCCGGTCGGAAGGCACAACCCGCGCTCCCAGATAGACTCAGAAACCTTGAATTTCTGCGACGTGCCAAATGCTCTCGTCAGATGCAGGGGCATGAAGACGGGTCGAGTCTCAATACCGGACATTTGCAGGTAGGCCGCAAGGGAAACCGGGTTGCGACTCTCGGCAACGAATAGCCACTGCCCGCGCCCATCAATCCGCTCGGCGTAGTGCGCCGCATTCTTTGCCCTGGTCGCGACGAGTTCGTCAATCCTTTCAAGCTGCGCGCAGCCAATCGCTGCTTGCAGGTTGGTCATGCGGTAGTTAAGACCGGCGACAAGGGCATCGTATTTCTCATCAAAGCCGCCGTCGCGAAAATAAGTCGCAGCGCCTAACTTCCCGCAGAGCATTCCGCCTTCTCCGGTCGTCATTGGCTTGTTGCCGTAGAACGAATATGCCGTCAGCCAGCCTGCGGGGTTTACCAGCCCGAGAGCTTCACAGGCGTCCTCGATGATGGGAATTCCGCAGAACGATTCGCCTGGCACATGGCAGTTCTGTCCGTACAGGTGGACTGCAATAATTGCCTTGGTGCGCCGGGTGATGAGTTTCGCAGCCTGATCCCAATTGATGCCGAAATCCTCGGTGACATCGCAAAGTCTGACGTTCGCGCCGAGCTGCTTGACCACGGAAGCGCACGCGGTAAAGGTAAGCGCCGGTACGATGACTTCATCGCCCGGCCCGATACCGAAAGTCATTAGGGCAATATGCAATGCACCCGTGCCACTGGAGCAGGCAATCGAGGAACGCCCTATCCATTGAGAGAACTCGTGTTCGAATCTATGCTCCCACACACCGCAGTGCGTGAGATAGCCCGAGTCCATTGCCTCTAGGAGATACTTGCGTTCGTTGCCGTCAAGCGACGGCTTCGCCAACGGTATCATGCTGCTCCCTAAGTAAGTGCGCCCACATCTCGCCGCTTATCATTTCCTCTGGTGTCCATTGCGCGTAAGCGAGGTCTGCCAACCACTGCTCTCGAGCTGGCGTTTTCACGTCGAAAAGGTCATCCCACGATCGGTTGGCAACAGGCAGTGCCATCGAACCTTCATCGAACGCAAATACGGGCACGCCTGCAATCGCCGCCTCCACTGCCAGGTTGGAGTTGAACGTCACCGCGACATCGCCATAGCGCCCACGGTCAGACATTGCTTCAAACGACTGATAGCAGCCTCTCGGCTCCGGCATTCTGGCAAGTGGATGCGGACGGAACCATACATTCGCATTCACCCTCAGATGGATTTCCTCGACCGCGCGATCAAGCCATTCGGCCAGGTTGATATGATCCACAGACGCATCCCACGGAACTTGTCCAGCCAGTACGACATCTCCGATTCGATTTGGCCTGACCCATGGCCTGAGAATAGCCGCTCGCCCTATGCGGTCGCACAATTTAGAAATGCGATCATCAGGCATTCCCTTATTGCGAAAATCCGCCCTGCCGTTAAGACCGTTAAGTCCAGCAGCGTAGTGGTGCCACGGCACATCACCGCGATTGAGGTATCCAGTTTCCAGCACCAGAGTATCGAAGCCGCGAGTCTTCTGGGCGCGCATTACTGCTCCGCGCGCATAACTCACCGGCACACGAGACTTGTAGACGCCGAATATCACGGCAAGCTTGGTCGGAGTGTATTTAGAAAGCGGCAGCAGTTCCTTTTCGCCAGGACATCCTGCAAACGCAGCCGCCAATACGAAATCATGCACGGGATTGCCGGAAAGGTAGAAGTTTGTTGTCATAGATCGTTCCAGCACACCAGCACGCCGTCAGACTTCGCTTCCCTTGGCAATACTTCTCCTTCGGACTGTACGAAAATAAAGACATGCTTTTTGCCAAGCGACATCATCTTGTCGAAGGCTTGCTTTTGCGTGCCGCGCCAGTTGACCTGCGAACTCCATACCAGATCGTAGTATCCTTCGTGGTTCAGCACGTCCTCGCACCTGAAGTCTGCTTCAGGCGCCAAAGTCTTTGCCGCTTCGATCGCAGGCTTGTAAATGTCGATCCCGACGTACCCGCGCGGCTTCTTAAAGTGATAGAGGAATCCACCGTAACATCCCACGTCGAGGACTGATTCAAACTTGGAGAAGTCTGTTTCTCGCATGTGCTCCACGACGCGCAGCGTCAGCGGGTCGTCCTTTGGATTCGCAATCTGTACGCGCGTGCGCTGAAGCATCAAATCCATACCTTCATCGCCATGCGGAAGCAGTTTGCACCGAGAAAGGATCGCAGGGGAAATCACGCGGCCTTCTCCGATTGGCTTGCGATGTAGGCTTCCAAGTCTTCCGGCGTCCCGAGAGGATGCATAGCAGAAGCCGGAATCTCGTAACTGGATATCGCGCCGTCAAAGTAATTGAAGCTGGGTGCGACATAGAACTCGCCGTTCGTGCGGTCTTTCGCGGCGATCATAGCGTCTGCCGACTTCACGAAATCGCTCCCGCGCCGCCAGAAGTAAATCCCTGCCGTCGCCAGATCTGAGATTTCACGCTTCTCTGCGACTTCGACTACCAGCCCCTTGTTGGTGAGCACATACGACCATTTCGGCCCGCTGGCCCGGAAGGTGACGATGCCAGCATCAGCAGACTCGCCGATGAAATCTGCAATGGACATATCCACCAGTTGATCGCCATTGGCGATGATCATAGGATCGTCGTTGTCGATTATGTCGCGAGCGAGAAGAACCGTGCATGCCGCGCCTTCAGTCGCGCCATTGGCGGCAATGACCGTACACCCCTCCGCGCAAGCAAGGGCGTCGTTCGCGTGTTCCGAGCGCGCGATCAGATAAAGCCTACTAACGCCCTTGGGAACAATGTTCTCGATCACGCGCGCGACCATCGGCCGCCCCAGCACGTCAATGAACGGCTTGGGTTTCCGGTACGACGAGAACCGAGTGCCGCGCCCCGCGATCGGTATGACGAAGTTCAGCAAGTTTTCTCCCTATGGCTTCAAACGAAACATCGTTGTATCCATCCACCTTCAGCACATGCGCACCGCTCGCTATAGCGGCACGCTCTCCAATATTTGAATCCTCTACAATCAGCGTCTCGCACGGAAGCGCCCTGAATTGCTTCATTGCCTTGAGATACATTTCCGGGCTTGGCTTGGGCTGGGCATCCTCGTTGCTGAAGACCGCATCCACGAATGCCGTAAGCCCAAGTTGGCTCAATGCCATGTCTACGGTTTCACGCACGGCGTTGGAGCACACGCCTATCGAATAGGATCTGTGAAGGAGCAGCAGCATTAGCACCTTGCTGAAATCCGGCCGCATCTCTGCGAGCAGCCTCATGGTTTCGGCCTGCTTGGTCACGGCGACATCCTCGGATGCGCCCAGCATCCTGAGCTTGATCCTGGTCGGCAATCCGTTGAACCTGCGCTCATGATCCGCGCGTGAAATCGGTGCGTAGTCGTGCGTCAGGAGCGCTCGGTTAAGCGCCTCGAAATGCAGCTCCGTCGCATCTAACAACACGCCGTCCAGATCAAACAGAATGCAGGTAATCATCCAGTTCTTCCGGGTAATCGGTGCAGATTCCAGCAACCCCGTCTTTTTTCCAGACGCTCCACCAGTATTTCCTGCCGAGCAGGATATGAAGCTCCGGCGACACGCAATAGTGCCCAGGAGCGCTGCGGCGCATCGGCCTGTCCTGCCACACAGCACATCCGTTCATCGCCTCGCGCGGCATTCTCAGCTCATGCGGTATCGCCGCCGGATCAACACCGATCAGTTCCATGTCGAAAATCAGGCATTGCCCGCGCTTCTTCGCGAAGTCTATGAGTTCTTCTGTGTCCGAAGCTTCCTTGATATTGAGAAGGAGCAACCCTATGGTATCTTGCAGATCCCACAGACTTTCGCCGTCTCCTGGCTCATGGGTAAGTTTTCCCCCGCGCACGTCTATCTCGCAGCCCCATCCCCTGCCAAGGCACTCTCGGATGGCATGCACACGATTCTCCCGATCGCTGTCGCGGCCGTTGAGATATCCCCTGTGCGATACGACTAATGTATTGATGGTCCCTCCCACTTAAGCTCATAGCGCGCCGAGACGTATGGACTCGGCTGCTGTGGCAGGAACTCGCAATCGACGTTGCCGAAAACACCCAAGCACGGATTTCGGAACGCGCCATCCAGGGAAGCGTTAATCACGGAAGTCTTAGTGCGCCCGGCGTACATGGCGAGCACCATCCCAAACCCGCTATGGGCGACGTAGACGCGCTCGGCGTGCTGAGCTGCGTGAATTTTCTGCCAGATCGTCCAGTTCTTCCCGTTAATACCACCGTCGATCTGATCGGAGATGAGAATAATGGGCTTGCCTTGTTCTGACAACCCATCGATAAATCCCTGCGCCCAGGCATCGAACTGCGTCCCGCTCACGGCGTTCCTAGGCTTCTTCTTGCCGATGTCTTCACGCCTTAGCTGTACGACGATATAAGGCTCACCAGGCAGTTCCGGCGGTGCCAGTACGTCTGCGGATGCGATGAAGCCATTAACGGCGAGCTGCGCGCAAGCCCTGTCACTGTGCATGCGGATGATCTTCGGGCGCGTCGTGTAGGTCGCTGGAGGCAGGTATCCGCCGAACTGCGGATCGGGTAGCCACTGCGGCACTTCGATCTTGGCGCCTTTGAACGGGTGCATGAAATGCGTAGCGAGCACGGCATCGAAATCATCCGTCACCGGGGGCGCGTCCAACCATTCGCTCACGAATGCTGGTTTCGCAATGTAATCGCGATGCCTGAATCCGGCCTCGCAATGTCCAGTACCAGCCGAGCCACCGTCGTAGACGGAAAACTCCATGTCGGGATACTTCGCCTTCAGTACCTGCGCACAGAAAAGCGCCGGGAAGCCGTCGCCCCATCCTTCCTGTCCGTTGACGGTAGTGGAGGCGTAGACTTTCATGTGCAGGCGTATACCAGATAGGCACCAGCGTCGCCCGGAATCACTTCCGGGTTCTTCTTCGATTGCTGGCAATGACGTTCAATCGTGTTCCAGCCCGTAGAGCGAAGCAATCCCTCGAATTCATCGGGCGTGTAGTGCCGCTGATGCGGATATTGATCACCGGCGAAATCTTCTGCCCTGAATGGCAGCACGAGTTCGTTCGGGACCGAGCAGATGAGACGCGGAGAACACTGACGGAACGATTTGAGCGCTGGCGTCGGATCAGGCAGATGCTCGATTGTCTCGAAGGAAACCACCCAATCAAAGCGGAGGGCGAGATTCAATTCGCACACGTCACCGCAAACGTACTGCGGCCCGGTGTAGTATTCGCTCGCGGTCTTGATCGTATCCTTATCGATGTCTATCCCTAGCATTTGGCACCCTAGGCTTTGCAACAGGCACGATCCGTAACCAACACCGCATGCAGCATCGAGAACTACCCCGCGACAATACAACGCCGCGAACATATAACGGGCGAGATGATTGCGGCTCACCATCTGCACGCTGGTCGCTTGCTGACGCTCTCTTGAACGAACTCCGGCTACGGCTCCGGTTATGCTCATTGCGCCACCATGATTCTGCGCGGTTCAACGATGTCGCCGGGACGCAGTTCTAAGTCGTCCTTGCGATTACCTTTGAAGTGCGTCATATATCGACCCAGAATCGTGTTGACTTGCGGGTGCATCGTTCCACGTGGAACATCTGATGCGATGTCAACGAACTCAGGGCCGTTGCCGAACACCTGCCGTATCGCATCGAAGCCGCCGCAGTCGTGCCAGTACTGCTGCGAGAAAATCGCCCCGCTCAGAAACACGTTGAGGTAGTTCTTCGCAAACCTGCTGGCATGCGGATGGTTGCCGTTAAAGCCTATGAATCCGGTTTCAGTGAAGTACCAGCCGTCACGCCCGAGGTAGCAGCAAAGCGCATCATCCGGCAGCAACTGATCAAGCAACCATTCCGGCACCGGCGTATGCGTCACGGTATCGGCATCGATCCAGAAAACCTTGCCGCCGTACTTTCGCATCGCGTGCATTTCTATGAACGCCTTGCGTGCGTGGCGCGCGTCGTAGTTGATGTCGTACTGAGTTCCGATGACTCCGCGCATGATGGGAAAGCGCAGATTGTCCATGAACTCGGTAAGGTGCGGGACTTCCTCGATCGGATGCCATGAAATACCGTGCGTGAATTCAAAGCCCTCGCCCTCGTAGAACACGGTGAGGCGCACACCCGCCGGCCAGAAGCGCAGGAACGATTCGATAAAGCGCTGTCCATAGCGCTTGTATCCCTCCTCGTTGAAGGAGGTCACTACGTTTGGCAGCAGCTTGTCAGGCCGCTTGACGCTCGTTCCGGCTTCCAGAATCACTGAACTTTTCCTCCAGTCGTTGACGTACTTCGGCGATCGGCCAGTCAGACCCTTGCTGCCTGAAAAGCTCGACCGATTTGGCCCAATGGAAATGCCTCCCCGATCTTCCGTACATCCAGATCGGACGGGAAGGAACGAGGCACCAGCATTCCTTCCCCAAGGCCCCAGCAGCATGCACCGCCGTCTGAGTAACCGTGATCACCATATCCAGCTCGGCAATCAAGGCGAGCGTGATGTCGTAGTCGTAGCACTGAACTGCCCACGGCCAATGCATGATATTCAGGTTGTGCTTGGCATTGAACGCATCCAAATCCTTAGGCGGCTTGTACTCAAGGCTCACCCAGTGGGCATCGAACTCTAGGATAGGAAGCAGGGTTTCCAGAGCGATCGAGCGCACCGCTTTTCCGGTAGGCGCGATTCCTCCGTTCCAGGTAATGCCGATGCGCGGCTTTTTCGGCAAAGAGTCAAAGCGCGCCTTGAACATAAGGCGTAGCTCTGGATCAGGGATCAGATATGCGCCACTCGGAAAGTCAGAGTTTGTGCGCCGGTAGAACTGCGGGAGTTGTCCGAAAGAGACGTGCGCATCGAAGTTCCGCCCGTTGACCCAAGTTATTTCGCTGTCGTAGCGCGTGCCGCGGACTTCCTGATCTGGAAATGTCCTGCGAAACACTGTCTCCAGCCGCTTATCGCACTCGATCACGACAGAAGCGCTATCGCGGATAAGATCGGCGATGCAGGAACCAAAGTTGATCTCGTCTCCAATGCCCTGCTCTCCGAATACGACGAGGTTCTTCCCCTTGCTGCCATCCCAGCGCGGCTCACCGGAGTAGCAGCGCTCTTTGCGATCCTTGTTGTTGCCGAAGTTGCAGTTATAGCCTCTCCAGCCCTCTTCCCAGCGCTCCATGCCCAGATACGCCATGCCGCGGTTGACCATCGAGTCCATAAGCCCTGGCTTTTCTGCAATGGCGCGACTGCAATAGCCGATTGCATCTTCAAAATTCGCCCTGTTGAGACTCACCAGTCCAACCCCGTCCAGAGAATTGACGAAGCGTTGATCTAAAGCGAGCGCCCTGCGGAACGCGCAATCCGCCTCATCGAAGCGCTGCATTTCGTAGCAGGTCTTGCCCAGGTTGTGCCACGCCGCGGCCATTTGCGGCACCAGTTCAACAGCGCGAGTCATCACCTGGTAGGCCAATCCCGGTTTTTCCAGTTTCAGGAATACGTAGCCCATGATATAGAGCGCGCGCGGGTCGTTCGGCTCGCTATCGAGGTACGGGCCGAGGACTTGCGTCGCGCCCTCGTAGTCACCGCTTTCCGCCTTGGCCGCGATGTCTGCGAAGTTGATCATTTAAGCGTGCTTTCGATATATGCTCGCAACGCGCTGAACTCGGCAGCGATTTCCTCCATGGTCCCTTCCACCTTCACCCAGTAACGGGTCTGGGGCTCGCGGTGCGTCAGGCCAAATTCGCAGTGCGGCTGGAATAACTTACGGCGCACGTCGGCCATAGTCGTCATCTGGTCATTCACGCCGTCTCCTTCATCCGCTTCAGCACAGGCGCCGCATGCACCGAATTGCCCATGATCTCAGCCCAACTGACGCTAGAGGTCATAGAACGCACTTCGGCCTGGTATTCCTGGCCGAATTCGCAGTCTTTAGTCTCCGGGAAGATCGGAATGCCCTGGGTGAAATGGACGAGCTTCGCATCCTTATCCGGGTCGTCGTAGCCGACCAGGTGATTCCATTCGGAAGGAAGCGCTCCCACTTCACCCCACTCGAACGAGAACGGATCGCCGTTTTCGACATACTCCGGAGTGAGTTTGTGGCACGCCTCGCAGTTAAACAGCATGAGGCTCGGCCATTCGTAACGCAGTTTGTTCTGCACGACTTGAACCGCGTATTTCGCGTCGTACATGTCAATGAGTTCGGCGATGTCTGAGCGCGCCATCATGTCGGCGTCCAGAAAAAGCGCCCGCCCGTAGTAGCCGCAAAGCCACGGCACCATGAACCTTGAATAGGTGAACTCCGTAAGCCCAGTCCTCTTGATCGGCAGCGAAGAGAGAATGAGAGGAGTAATCGTGAGCGGCCTACTGCTGCGGCCAACAATCGAGCAGGCGAGCGCAAAAAACGCAATCGGTTGCCTTGGGTCCACGCCGATAAAGATGCGGTCGATCATCGCTGTGTTTCCTGCCATCCGCAGATTGTGATTTTCTGGATTACGGAGGCTGCCGGCGTCCCGAACTCGGCGACTACGGGGTTGCCTGTATTACACGGCATGTCCCAATAAAAACTCTGCGCGTTGGAACCACCGGCTGCCACGATGAAATCTAGGGATGCAAGCACCGTCCCGGCAATGGAAGCATCCCGGATGCTGCACGTCGAAGTCACCGCTGCCGCCGCCTGATTGCGAAGCGAGATATTGAGATTCGTCAGGTTCATAATCGCAGTGGGGACTTCTGGCGTCGGGGACGTTGCCACGCAAGTTGTATTCGCCGCTGGAGCGGCGGTTGCCGTCCACCGCTTCCCGAGCGTGTTCATCAACAGGCTGTCTGCATGTTTTGCCATTTCAGTTCCTCACCTCGTGACGTTTAGCGGTAGTCTTGAGCCAGCGATAATCAGGCGAATTGATCTTTCGCACGACGGCAGGCCAGTGATCGCGCTTATATGCGTCGATCCCGTCCTCTACCATCCACTTCTCTATGAGGATGTTGGGAATCGTCGCGTAGTGCCACATGCCCGCTTTCATGCCGCCCTTGCTGTACTCCGGCATGTTGGCAAGCGTCTTGTTGACTTCCAGGATTGACTCGACATCTGCCTCGCGTCCGACATAGGTAATGTCGGTTTGCGGATCGTAGTCGAACCACGTTGTCATCCCGGTCAGGGGATCGAAATCAATAATGCGTTTGCTCATGGAAAAGCTCTCCCACGCTCCGCCGCATCCACAAGGAGGAGAGTCGAATAGGGTTTCTGCGTGGGAGAGGGCCTCACGGCTAACTCGTCGTCAAATCAGCGACCTTGCCGCTTGCCGCCTGATTGCGCGAGACAAGCGTGTACTCGGCCAGCATCTGACGCTGATCCGAATCGCCAACCTTCGCCAGCGGGAACTGCTGGAACGGCCGCAGATACGCAACGTCCCAATAGTCCATGTCGAGGACACAAACCGTGCGGTCGCGATTAAAGCGATTCGGGACGACCTGGTGGTCGCCGTAGTCGCTCACATACGCATCCGCCGCCGCGATGATCGTGGCCTGGCCTCCCGCCTTCTGGAAGATATTGTTGGTCAGGATGCCCGAGAAGCCGCTGATCTTGGTCTTGTTGAACGGGCCTGCCATGATCGTTCGCGGATTTCCCCCGGCCGTCCAGCACGCGCGGATGATCGCCTTGACGCCGGCTTCGGTGATGGTACCCTGAAGCGAATTGTCGGTAGGCGCTTGCACGATGCCGGAAAGAAAGCCGGTCGATGTGGGCGTGCCACCAGAACCGAGGCTCGTCCAGTTAGACGAGAGCCACGATTCGAGGGAACCAGACTGCCGAGCCGTTGCAGCGCCCCCAGCAGTGGACGCCTTGTTCTGCGTCATCTGCGCTTCCATGTCGCGCTTCAGGCGCTTGCCGTAGAGCACCAGCTGGTAGGCCATCTCGTCCTTGCGGCCTGCCGTGGTGATCGCCGACTGCGTGCCGGAAATCTGGAACGCATAGGTAGCGATCTGCGCGTAATTACCCAGGCGCACTGTCGGCACGACGCTGGTATTACCCGGCGTATCGCCTTCGATTGCGGCATTGGTCGCGATCGCCGACTGGATGGTGTCGGTCTGCCATTCGTGGAACACCGCTTTTGCCGTCTTGCGTCCGATACCGGACATGAACGGCGTATCAACCGGCGCGATGTTATAGATGAAGTCTTCCAGATCCTCCCGATTGCCGATCGACTGGAAGGTCTGGAACGTTGCGGTAGGTACAGTCATTGCTGCATGCCCCTGTCAAGGGCGCTCAGTCGAAGAAGTGTCGCGCTACTGCGCGGGCGTCCTCATCACTGTGCGAGCGCCTTAGTTTCGCCATCGCCTTGGCTTTCGCCTCGACGTTCGGGTCCGACTTCTCAGCAGCTGTTCCGGGCTTGACGACCTTGGGAACGAGAGTCACCCGCTTTTCGACGCTGGGCTTTGCAGCTTGCAGGTCACGCCACTGTCTCGCATCGTTCATCACCTTGATGAGACGGTGATCGACAATGGCATTCACTTCATTGCTGGAGAATCCATAGGACTCTCCAGTCTTCAGAATCTTACTGTACAGATCATCATTCCAGCCCGCAATGCCTTTTTCCGGATCGCGCAGCGTCTCGACGGATTCAGCGGCCTGCTTCGCCATCAGCGCTTTTGTTTCCTGTTCTCGCTGCTGTGCAAGCGTCGCGTGCTCTTGTTGTGCCGCTTGGAAGAACGCCGAGAGTTGTTGCTGCTTGGCCTGCAACGCAGCCCAGCGTGCCGGGTCGGTCTGGGCGAGCTCGACGAGGTTGACCCCGTTTAGTTCAGGCGCAACTATCTTGGCGACGGCACTAGTGAAGATTTCAAGCTTCTTGCCATATTCGGTCGTATGCTTTGCGATCTCAGCCTTTAATGTCTCCGGCATGGAATCGCGAATCTTGGCCGCTTCCTGCATGCGGGCGTATGACGCCTGCGCCAGTTGGTAGCCCTTGCGAAGTTCCGCTATGGGCACCTTTTTCGGCTGGCCATCAACGGTGATCTCCATCTCGATCGCGTCCAACTGATCGAGCGGGATTTCGGCAACCGCTTTCTGGGCGGGAACCTCTTGCGAAGGCGCTGGCTCCTCGGTGGCAGGCTCCGTTGCCGGCTCCTCGGTTGCGGGTTCTTCGACGGGCGCCGGTTCTGGTGTCTTTGCCGGCTCCGTCTCCGGTTCGCCAGACTCGAACTTCAGCGTGTCGTCCATGATGCGCAGCGCCGCCTGGTGCGCGAGCATGTCTTCGGTCACGCCCGGAGGCGCTTGTGTCTCTTCGGCCATTATTTCTTCCTCATTTTCCCGAGCGTCACCGCGAGGCGAGCGCGCTGGCCCAACTTGCCGCCGGCTTTGGCGGCTTTAGCGAGTTTCGCCGCAGGAATTTTCTGTCCCTGCGGGACATGCAGTTCTGAATGCAGCGCCCCCGGATGCTTGATTGCGCCGGCTATGAAGTTTTTCGCCACGGCAAATCCCCTATGAAATGCGCAACGGTATCGACGACACCTGAGGGCCTCGCCTTTTCCATTTCAGCGAGGACTCCAGTTTCCATCGTCGATTGCAGGCAACCGAGCAAGTCATGCAGCAGCGCATAGCGTGCGCAGAGCTTTTCCCGGAGCTTTTCGTCAGCGAACGCAGAGCGTCGGATTCCAGCGAGCAGCGCATCCTCGACCTTTTCGACCGCTTCCCGGAAGACCTCATCGTTAATGATCTGGCGCGCGCGTTCGGCATTTCTGATCTCCTTTTCAGGCGTCATATCAGAGCTATAACTTCCATGTCGTCCTGCTCGATGACCGCCTCATCCATTGATTCTATGAATCTGTCCAGTGCCGCAATCTCGTTTTCGAGTTTTTCCAAGCCGCTTTCTATCTGAACGCGCTTGAACTCGATTTCAGGGAGCTTCGAGAGCGCGCCTTCCCGATAACGCGGGTCCGCTACTTTCTTCTCAACCGCCTTCTGCGCCCTGGCAAGATCGGCTAATTTCGCTTCCTCGCGTTTTCTCTTGCGCTCAAGCAAGAGCCTGTTTCGGTCGGCGTTGAGCTTGTCTTTCCATGTAAGCTCACCACCAGCCCCTATAATGATGGTCTGTACCGGCGTCGGCGGGACGGGAGCAGCACCGATACTCGCGCCGGTGATGACCCCGAATGCGATGATATGGGCTAGGTTCATGCGCCCTTGTACCCGGAAGCCGAGACGCTAATTCGGGCGACGGCTACTGACGCCTGACATGAAACTGTTGCATTTGCGCTGAACCGCAGCGGCGTCGGGAGTGCGAACGCAGCTCCGGCAGTTACAGGTGCTGGAATAATATAGACCGTGGTTGCGCCATCCAGGAGAGAAACTTCCGAGAAGGTGGATGAGCTGTTGCTGATCATGACCTCGGTGAGATAACTCCGAACCCCAGCCCCGGCCGGCGCAAAAAGCACAGCGCTTGCCGCAGTAACGCCGGCGACGGCGGTCATCTGGAAGTTTTCCGGATTCGCATAGGGGAGCACGATCTGTTTGCCGACCGCGTCCACGTTGATATAGGAGCGAGTGGAGTGCGCGACTGCTACCGGCTCACTGGTGACGGCTCGGGCCGCGGAGAGAAGCGGGTTCGTCGTTACCGTGACGCCTGTGGCCTGATCTCCCACGGCGGAAACGTTCCCCTGGACCGTGACGCCCCAAACACCGGACTGCGCGACACTGGGAGTGCCGTTGACCGAAACCGACCAAGCCCCGGACTGAGCAACTGACGGCGTGCCGTTCACGGAGACTGCCCAGGAACCGTCTTGCGCTACAGGAAGACCGGCGCCTGCCGCAACGCGATTTACAGTTCCAGAGGCTCCCCAGGCTAGCTTGCTGTACGGGATGATGCCGCCTGCTGCATCGGTATCGGCAACGAAAGTCGCCCCACCTGATCCAGCATTCGTATTGAGTAAGGTATCAGCCACCGATGAACCTCCCGCCGGAACCGGCAGCGCTTAACCCGTCATCCCAACTGCTGATCCCCGGAATGATGAGGGGGTAACGCGTATTGGTTCCCGTGAATGTCGGAGTCGTGTCCGCCGTCACGTACTGCACATCCGTTCCGAACGGCAGGCACTGACGGTGCGCTGCGTTCGCGAGCGTCATGTCGTAGAAAGTCAGATTGTTCGCGGTGGTTGGCTTCACCATCAGCCGATAGGTCGTGCCCGCCGTGAGCGTGTAGGACTGCGAGAGGACTTCTGGCATCCAGCGCACCGTAGCCGAAGCAGAAATGGTATTCAGATCAACCGTGGTGCCCCCGGCAATCCCAGCTACTTTCTCGGTCAACGTCGTGCCCGTGTAGAAGTTAATATCCGCTTCCGAGTTAGCCGCCATCTGAAGAAGCGGCGTGAATACGTCGATCCCCATCGCTACGCTGGGCGTAATCTCCATGCCAACCTGCTTGGCGGCAGAACCAGTATTGATGACCGTGGTCGTCAAGCTCGATGCGGGTATCGCGCCGCGCAGCGTGCCATAGGTGCCATCCGAGAATCCAAGCACGATAACGGCGATGCGGCTTGCATCCAGCGTCCACGACGCAGTTAGGACAGAAGTGCCAGCGCCTTGCAGAAACGGCGAGACGTTGAGCGGTACTGTGACGCCTGAAAACTGAATGGAGTCAGCGCCGCCAAAGGTCGCATACTCAGCGACTACCGCAACCAGTTGGCCGTGGGCAATACTGCTCGAATCCTCCGTGAAGTTGCCCGTAGTCCACCAAGTCGATACCGCCGGAATGCTGGCATTGGCTTCGGTTTCCTTGCAGTTGTTCGTCGCCCCGCTTACCGTACCGTCAGGCTGATACGGAGGTCCTCCCGCCGCGTTCACGCCCTGGATCGAAAACTGCACAGTGCTGCCGCCGGCCTTGGTAATCGTAGCGCCGGTTCGCACCTCTACAAACCTGATCTGCTTCGCAGCGCGATCCTTGTTGCACATGCGCCCGACCCAGGCCGTCTTGTGGCCTGCCGCAGTCATTGCAGCAGTGTTGCCAAAAGCCGGCGCTCCGTTCGATGCGATCGGGAAGAGGACCTCCGGTGACTGCGCGCCGGTGACGAGGACTTGTGCCATCAGGAAATCGCCGTCGCCGTGTTGATAGTAAAAGTCTTGCCGATGACGAGCGCGGGATTCGAGAATGCCGGATCGTTCTGCTGCCAGAGCTTCATTGCGCCGCCCAACATCGGCGGCAGCAAATCCATTGGCTGATTGACAAAAGTCACGAAATCGGCCGGCGCATTCCATTCGATTGAGAATGCGTTGCCGGTGAACGTGCCGAGAATCGCGACGCTCCCGTTCGCTCTGCGCTGGGCATCGGTAATCGTAAGTGTAATGATCGCCATCTAGGTAAGCACAGGCCGAACGCCTGTCGCCCTCTTGGTTTTCGGATCGCGGATAATTTCCTTCGGAGCCGCAGCAATCTTGTGCATCTCGGTGATGCGTTTTTCCTGCTCCGCAAGCTTGGTGATCACCATGTCGTGAGTCGCGCGCTGGTTCTCCAGCGCCTTGTCTATCAGGCCCTGCATCAGCAGTTGCGTCTGTTGCATGGACTGCTCTTGCGACCTCGCGCGCATTTCCGCCGCCAGTTCGGTCAATTTGTCCTGCGATTTTTGCTCGCGGTCGCTTAGATGCATCGCCGCGTCCATCTGGTGTTGTCTTTCCTGCAATGCGGCGTCAATTTGAGCCGCCATCGCCGATTGCTGCGCCTGGAATTGGCGATCTCTCTCTTCAAGTTGCGCCTGAACAGAGAGCTGCAATTTTCTGAACTCGTCCGCCATTTGCGCTTTTTGCACGCCGGCCTGAATCTTGATCATTTCAGGATTGGGCTGCGGTTGCGGCGGCGGCAACGATGCCGGGTCGGTGAACATCTGGTCCGCATCCTTCGGGAACACCGACTTTGCCAGTTTGTGAGCTGCAGCATAAGCATTGCCTTCGCTCACGATGCGCCCCATTCCTTCTTTAACCAAGCCAACTTGCGTATTCAATATCTGCTGCGCGCCCTGGAGGACTGCGCCCTGGCTTCCGGTGCCTATTCCGACGGTCACGGTCATCTCGAACTTGTCCGCCCACTCGCGCGGGTTGACTTCCACCCACTTGCCGCGGAGTTTCACGATTTCTGCCTGGTTCTGGTGCTTTGAAACAAGCTCAAGGATCTTGAGGAAGAGTGGCTTTACGGCAAGCTCACCCAGAATCCGCGCCATCAGGTGAACTCGCTCCTGGGAAGCGTTATGGATCAGCTCCGCGACATGCGCCTTCTGGTTGATCGCATCCGGGTTCACCCCTTGAGGAAAATCCGTGATTCCGACCCTGTTCTGCTTTACCTTGTCGAGATATTCGAGCAGTTGATAAGCAGGCGCCCCCAGGACGGGCGTATCGAGGCGCTTTACCGCTCCGAGCGCCTTGACTCTGACGATCCCGCCGGGGCGGGAATTCATCAGGTCTTCCATGTTGACCATCTGGTCTAGCGCTTCCCAGCGGCCGTTATTCGCGTTGTAGGTGTTGTCGAAGATATTTCTGAGAAGCATCGACTTCTGGAGCTGCACTTCTCCGATCAGGTCGTAGATCGAGAGTCCGTAGTGCTTGTGCGGCATCAGAATCGCCGTTCCTGAAATCACCGGCAGCGAGTCGAATTCCTCGTTATCGAGAACCTTTCTTCCGACTTTGATGATGCGGCGAAACTCAGCGATCCCATCCCCGTCATAGTCAACATGCAGATAGCATTCCGCGAGCCAGACCCGGCGGGTGGAGGGATCGGCATTGCCAGGGTCGGGGCTATACGCATAGGCATCGTCGAACTTGTCTCTTTCCATGCGCTCCATGTTGAAATCCGCATTGGGAGCGTAGTCCGCAATCTCGTCTGGAACGTCGAATCCCATTTCGCGGATTTCGGACAGAGACTTTCTTGTCCTGTGTTCGACAAAACGAGACTTCGAGAGGTCGTTTCTGGTATCCCTGGAGATCAGAATCTCCTCCGGAGGGCACGGCTCTACGCAGACTTTTCCGTGTTTCCTGTTTCTGCGGAAAACGGCGTCGTGATACTTTATCGGGACACTTTGCGGCGGCATTCCGGGATTTCCGGGAAGCGATACCGTCTGCATGTTCTCCGTATGCTCGATCAACTCGACTTCTGGGTCCGCCGCGATCTGCAAAAACTCCGCGTCTGTCAGATTTTCATACGTTTCGCGCTGGGATTCCTCGTATTCATCCCACCATGCCTTCACAAAGCCGTTTTTCTGGAGCAGCGCGTCCTTGAAAAGCGCATAGAGCACCAGAAATCCGGGATTTCGCTCCCAGAAGACGTAATTCAGGTAATCGGTTGCCTGTTGCGCCGCCTGCTCGTCCTGCGGCTTCTTCGCTTCGCAGCGAACGATCTCGTCGGACGCCGAGAATATATCCATCAGCATCGGTAGGATGCCCTCAACGGCGTCTTTTACCTCAGTGGTGATGACCTGGGAGCGTCCTTCGACCTCGTTGCCGTAGGGTTCTCCGTAGTAATACTGCATGGCTGCGCGCCGGGACTCGGCGAGTTTTCCCGTTATGGAAGACAGGCAATTTGCCTCCTCCTGCTCGATCAGCGCGAGCAATTCGGCGTCCGTCATCGTCCTTTTGCCGCCGTCAGGCATACGATTCCCAATCTCGCATGGCCGCGTGCATCTCCTGCATTGCCTGCGGCGAGTCGTCGCCCGTCACAACGCGAAGGCACGCAGCGCTCAACTTCGCTTCGAGGGCTACGGCGTCGGGCTTCAGAACCTGCGCCCAATAGCCGTTTCTGCGTTCGACGACGCAGTGCCGGCTGTCCGGTTCTGGCTTACTGGCGGCGCGCATTATTATCCTTCGCCGGCAGCGAGAGCGGTTTCGCAACTGGAATTTCCAGCTGCGCCACGCGCTTTTCCAGTTCCTCGAGCTTTTCCTTCAGTTCCTGCATCTGGGCATACTCGCCCCGGCTCATCGTCATACGATCCCCGATTTCCTTGGATAGGCAAGAGGCTTGCTCCACTCTTCCGAGTTATTCATCGTCGTAGAGTAAAGCGCAGCGTACTGCAATGCGTCGTGCAGATGCGAGTAATCATTCTTGTCCGGCACGTCCTTGTACCGATCTTCGCCCACGACCTGAAGCCGGCGATACTGATAGCGCCCGTTGAAGCCGCGGCGGATCATCTCGCACTTCGGATCGACGATAAGGCACGGTTTCCCGTCAGTCAGGCGCGTCAAGTACTTTGCCACCGCTTCGCGTCTTGCCATGAATTTGTTCGAAGCCGCCGGCACGCAGGCAATGCCTTCCTCGGCCAGTTCCTGAAAGCAGGTTTTCTCCTCCGTGTCCTTGCCCGCCATTCCTGCGGGATCCCCAACTGCCTGAAATCTCTTTCCGGGATAGTTCAGACTCAGGAACGGGCGCACCACGTCTCTTGCGAACTGGCGGATGCCCATGTCCTTTGCGAACAATTCGTCCAGCACGAGCAACTGGCCTCTAGGCGACACCTGGCAGACGACGCACGCGGGCGTCAGTCCGTAGTCGAACCCGAGCAGCAGCGGCAGCGTTGCAATCACGCTCGCTGCGCGGCAGTGAATCTCATCGGAATACTCGGGATAGACCGGCCTTCCGTCTGCAATCGTGCCGTACTGGCCTAGAATGAAAACCTTGATCCATTCCCTGGTCTTGCCCGCCGCCTGCCGGAAATAATACTGATACCCGCCCGGCAAATTGTCGATATTCTCGGCGCCTGGATTTTCAACCAAGGCGCCCTTCTCCCATTTCAGCGCCCCAGGCTGGGAAAAGAAGTCCCACGCCGGCGGTTTTTCCTTCTCCGCAATCGAGTACCACCAGTGATCGTCATCCGGCGGGTTGGTATCCATGATGACACCCGTCCAGCTCGGACCTCCCTTTCTCTTGGGCGGATAGCGTCCGACCCGCTGAGTCAGCATGTCGAATACCGCCTTGGGCGTCTCGCCGGCTTCGTTGATCCAGCCGCCGGTCAGCTCCAGGGACTTCAATTTCCCGATCTCCTGCGGCCTGTCAACCGGGAAGAACAGGGTTTCCATGTCAACCGTGGTCCCGTCCGGCAACGGCGCCTTTACCCAGCAGGTAATGGGCGCGTCCCATGTCATCTTCCCGAACGGAAACCACTCGCACCACGTCTTGATCGTGGTGGAAATCAACTCCGGATAGGTATTGCGGATTACCGCCCAGCGCGAGGAGCGAACCCCGTTGTAGGGCTCCTGCCTGCAAGCGCGGTCGAATACCTCGACGCAGCAAGCTGAAGACTTGCTCGATCCTACCGGCCCTCGCAGCCCCCGGACAAAAGCGTCCGAGAGGTGAAAGCGCTCTATCGTCGGTCCGGCAGGCTTATATTCGAGAACTTCCAATCACGGGTTCCATCTCCTTTAGTTCATCTATGGTTATTTTTGTATATGAAGCAAGGTCGTCACGCCAGAATCTTCCCGTCTCACTTCCCCTCCACCGCCGCATTCTCCGCGCTCGCATCAGGCACAGGCAAAATGTCCGCGATCGCCGCAGCCAATTCCGCAGAAATAGGCTCCGGGGCGCTCGCGCTCACGCTCGCAAACTGCACCCCAGCCTCAAACCCTGCCTGCCAGTCCCGCCCCGCCGCGTCCTTCTCCCGCTCCGGACGCTTCTTCGCCTGCGTAGCCCAATAATCCGCAAACTCATTCATGCCGCCTCCAATGTGCACCCACCCATATCAAGCCTCTCGATATCATCCTCGCGCACCGAAGCCCCTTGCCTCGGCGTGTAAATCTCAATCACCGTCCCAGGCTGCAAGCACTCAAACTTATGCACCACCCCGGCCGCAATCTTCACCTGATCCCCTGGGTTCAACCTGTGCCACGGCCCAACCCCGCCATCAACACGCGTGTATACGTCGATCACCGCACTCACACACACAAACCCATTGTCCCGGTCGCGGTGCAAATGCCACGACGAATACCCGCCCGCCTTCACATCCAATATGCTCACCCCCAACTTCTCCGACGCAAACACATGCCGCGCCAGCCCCCATACCTTCACCTCTTCGCGCATTTCCTCCCCGCATTCACCCTCGGATTCAACTTCGGCTCCAGCCGCCTCCAGCACCCGCACGACTTCGTCCTCCCCCGCCTCACATTGTCCATCCTTACCGTCTTCTCTACCCCGCACCGACACCTGACCCGCGCCAGTGCCCCCTCTCGCGATAGCACCGTGAGAAAGTCGTAAGTCTCGCCCGCCCCGGAACATCGCACCTCACTCATTCCGGATTTATTGTCAGCCTGCCATCGGGCATGGGCAGAGTGAGGAGTGGACTGTTGTCGTGGACATCCCCCCCCCTGGGCGCCGCTTTCTCTCCCGCGCCGGCCTCTGAAAGAGATTCCTTGCTAGGAAGATCGCTGGCAAGCATGCTTTCCGCGCGCGCATCGTTGTTCGTATAATGCATATTGTGTAAAGTCCGATTGCTGCGCGTGTTGTTGTGTGCGTTCAATCGCTTGCGTCTATTTGTAACAGATTATCACTGCACTGCACAGTAACGTTGGCCTTGGAATCGAGCGATTGCTGCGGTGCTTTGCGGTTGATTCCGATCACGATCTGCACACCGGCTCCGCCCGAAGACTGCTGGCGCTGCCCCCATCGATCAGGAAACTCACGCTCAGCGAACCATTGGTTAGCGCGCAGTTCTGCCTCGATCACCCGCGCGAGATTACCCTGCGCTTTCGAGAGTCCAATCGGCTCTCCGCTTTGCTGATCGAAGCCTTTTGCGGCGACACTGGCGAGTTTGTTGGTAGAGCGCAGCAGGCGCAGTTCTGTGCCGAGTTCGCGTGCTGCCTGGTATTCTGGGTCAGTTGCCAAATGCTTGCTAATATTTGGTGCGGCGACGCCGAGGCTATCGGCGATTTTGTCGAGTGTTTCGCCGGCGGAGATGCGCTGGATTACTTCTTTGCGGTGCTGGAGGGCGATGGCTGTCATGGTGATGGGAAAAGTCCGAATCTCACCGTGAGGGTGCTGGAGTGAAGCCCGCACATGGTATTGGGGCGTGCGATCATTTTGCTGATCGTGGCCTTGCGCTTGCGAGATGAGCTAGCTAGGTCTCTACTCGTTTTGCGCACACGGCTTCCAACCGTGGCCATCTCCCTTTAGCTCGCATCGGCTTGCGGCGCGCCTTTGCGACGGTCGGCTATTCCGCCTGGTTCGGTTTATACGCGCTGGTTAGTGCCGGTGTCAAGCGATGGGCCGCAAATTGCGTACAAAAGTGACGTTTTGCGGCACGTTTGATAGTGCTTACTTGCGTGGGGAGTGGCGATCTGCGCCTAGCCTGCCTCTGGCTCCTCTACCGCGCCGCCGACTGGTTAGAGGTACGGGGCGCGGATAGGCTTGCGGCTTGCGTGGATGCGATTTACGCGCGTTTGAGCGCTCGCCCGTGGGTTGATACCAAAAAACGCTAGCGCGCGATTCTAGGCCCGTCCGGTTCGAGCTTGACCGTCCGGGCGCTCGCCAGCATGCGTAGGTGAAAAGACTGTTGAGCCGGGTTCATGCGCCAGCGCCCCAGCGATACCCGCGTGCGTAGGGCGAAGGCGCGACAACGCCGGATCCAGGCACGGCGCGCTGGCGCTTGGGCACGGGCGGTGCATTCCTGCGTTCTCGCTCGCAGGCGATACACTGGTTCATGCGGCCATCGGACACCGACGAATTGCGGTAGAACATTTCGACGGATTTAGTCTGCTTGCAATGCGTGCAGCGCTTTTCGGTCATCCGTATATATGGCCTATTCGTCGTCTGAGCCAGGTTCTCGGGATCGCTCCGCGATCCGCCGCGCCACCCAATCGGGCATCGGCTGAGGATCGAGGCCGCGTTCCTTGCGGTGTTCGAGCTGCTTTCGGTGCCACTCAAGCGTGCCCACGGATTGAGTCTCCTCGGGAAGTGAATTGCCGCTGACGCCATCGTTGTTGCCGAGAAAAAGCAGGTAGCCGTGCTCGCGGCAGTACCAAGGCCCGGAACCTGTGGTGCTACCGGAAAGCACGCCCGGCCGATCGCAGGTGACGCCGTGATTGTTGTAGGCGCATCGACCATCGGCTGGCTTCTGGTGATTTTTCGTCTCGATGATCTGTTGCTGTTGCTCACGTCCAAGGTCTTTGAACTGGACGCCGCAATTGTCGCATTCGACCAAACTGGCGCTGAGAACCTTGCACTTCGGACACCGCTTCATATTTGCACGCTCCTAACCTTTGCCCAATCGTCGCGGATGGCGTTCTGGAAAGCCTGCTCCCAGTCGGCATAAACAGCGCCCTTGGCCTTGGCCCAGCCGACGAAATGGATCAGATGGGCTTTTACTTGGGTTTCCTCGCGCCTCTCAAGCCATGTCTGCATAGAGGGCGACCATGATTCCCCGAAACCATCCGGCAAAGACACAGGCGCGGAGCGCTTGGCGCGACGCGAGGTGTGTTTCTTTGGTGGTGGTATTGGTGGTTCTGATTCTGATGGTGATTCTGGTTCGTTCAGCGCTCGTTGAGCGGTCGTTGAACGCTCGTTGCCTGCTCGTTTAGCTGCCGATGCGCGACCGGCGTCTACTCGTTGCTGATAGAGTGCTTTTGCCCTGTCAAGCTCGGCATCCACGCGCTTTTGCCGATAAGCTACCCCATTCTTTTGCCAAAACTCCATGAGGGTCGATCTGGATCCGGCCCACTGCTCAGGGGACAGTTTGCCAATCTTCCGCAATCGCTCGTCATCCAAAGGCAGCGCCCCCTGGTGTTGCCAGGCATGCGCCAGCATCATCATGTACGCGCCGTGCTCATGCGCTTCAAGGTGCGCCGTGTCTCGGAGGTAATCACCAATGAACCAAGGCATGTAAGAGCTTATTTCGCTCACGATTCTTAGCGACCGATTTTTACCAAGTGATCGAAATTCGGGTTTTCCAAAACGTCAGCCGGCGAAATGCGAAAAAACTCGCGGTGAATTGCGCGCTTTGCATTACCTCAAGACGCCTGCGCTGCCATCGCGGATCGCGCAGCTTCTCAGCGTAACTCGCCACTATGGACTACTCCCCGAGTTGTTTTTCTGCTCTTGGCCTGCCGTTAGTGGTTTTCCCGCGCTCAATCCGCAGGTGCTCCAGTACCCATATTGGCCCGATGCGACGCGCTGCCATGCGGCCAGCCTGGATCAACTGGCGCACGCGCTGCTCGCTCAATCCCAGTGCTATAGCGGCTTGCGGTACGGTATGCATGATGGCAGTATATCGATGTGCTAGCGATGCCGCAAGAAGGCTAATTGTAACAATTTGTAAAAGTCTGAGAAAGGGCTTGCGTTGGCGAAATAGATACCCCATACTCCCGAAACCGGAGAACGAATATGAACTCGATCCGCATCAGCATCAAATCAGTTTACGGCGAAGACAAGATTTACCCGGCATGCGAGAAAGCGCAAGCGTTCGCCGACATCGCCGGCACCAAGACCCTGACAGAACAAACTCTGCGCGGTATCCGCAAGCTCGGCTACGAAATCGTCATACAGTCACCCGCAGGCCTTCGCATCGCCGCCTAACCGCCGCACCAGACAACGCAGCATCGGGAGAAATCATGCTCTACGAAATCAAATCGAACTTTGACGGCCGCGTTCTCTTCTCGCTCGAATGCGGATCGCTGAAACTTTGCCTTGAGGCCGCGGTTAAAGCGGGTGCCAATCTCACGGATGCCTATCTCGCTCTCGCGGATGCCAATCTCGCGGGTGCCTATCTCGCGGATGCCAATCTCGCGGGTGCCTATCTCGCGGGTGCCAATCTCACGGATGCCTATCTCGCGGATGCCAATCTCGCGGGTGCCTATCTCGCGGGTGCCAATCTCACGGATGCCTATCTCGCGGATGCCAATCTCACGGGTGCCAATCTCGCGGATGCCAATCTCACGGGTGCCAATCTCGCGGGTGCCAATCTCACGGATGCCTATCTCGCGGATGCCTATCTCGCGGGTGCCTATCTCGCGGGTGCCAATCTCGCGGATGCCAATCTCACGGGTGCCAAAGCGGTAATAGATGCTGGCACGCCGAACGGATGGCGTTGCGTCGCGTGGTTCAACGGAGCAATCCAGCTGCGCGTCGGCTGTCGTAATAAGACGCTAGCGGAGGGGCGCGAATATTGGGCCGGCAAGGAAGATCGGCGCGAAGTGATAGCAGCGCTAGATTACATTGAGTCCGTCGCCAAAATTCGAGGATGGATTGACTAACCGCAGCAGCTACCCGGAGATGAGCATGACCGCACGCACACAGAGAATTACGGAACTGAAGCGTATCCTGCAGGAATATAGCGCTGAACTTGCCAAGCTCGAAACCGAGGAAGCAAACGATCGCGCGCAGTTCAAGCCAGGAACAATCATCGAGTGGGGACAGCGCCAGATTCGCCGAGGACGCGTTGAGCGAGCCATTATGCGATGGGGCGGAGTAGATGTAGACTACATGGTTACTCGCATTCTCAAAGATGGCAAAGAGAAGACACAGCAATGCATCTACGCATGGGAGAATCCGAGGCCCGCTACGAAGCCCTAGGACTCGACGTACCCGCGAATCGCTCTGATAGCCTCGTCAGCGCCTTTGCAGATCACAACGTTGTAGCCCTGTCTGCGCAGTAGGTCGGCCATTTCCAGTTGCTCAGGGGCCGTTTTTGAGCCTTTGGTGCGCTTCATTTCGAGGAAGAGGCCGTGGAATGCAATGTCGATATAGTGAATCGGTACCGGTGGCGTCTCTTTGCGCAGTTTCGGTAAGCGCGAGCCTTTGACGGTTTTTGGCATTGCCAGCATCAAATCCGGCGTCCCTGGTTGCATGCCCTCGTTGATGGCATGCTGGTAAGCCGCCGCGGGATTGCGCGCCGATCTGATATGCTTCTGCGCGTTCGGAATAGCTATAAGCAGGCGCACGTCCAAGCCGCGCGTGCGCGCATAGGACTGCCACCATTGCACCACTGCGGCCTGCTCCTGATGCTCTGTGGGAATCGGTCTAGCGACCCTACGCATGCTCCGATGATGACCGGATTTGGCATCATAGCGGCAGCACCAACTGCGGGTCATTCTCGATCCCAATAGTAACCGATCGCAAACGCGATGCAGAGTATGCAAACAAATCCCAGCACACCGATTAGGCTCACTTCGCGCCCCGCCCGTTGCGCGCCGGACTTTGATCGAATGCTGGTGTGCGCATATGCGTATTGGTAAATTGCCGCCAGTGCTGCACCGAAGGCATGCCCCCCTTGCGCCGATAGATTACATAGCCGTCTATCGTGCCCATGACTCTGACGGCGCCAACGCTATCGTGCCAAGCAGCACCTTTAAAGAATCCATCGAGGTCAGGAAATTTCACCGCTTCGCTCCGTTGCGCGCCCAGATATTCGCCCTCATTTGCCAAGCGCCTTTTCCAATTTCTCCGCAGTGTCTATGCGCGGATGCTTAGTTCCGCCACTGGCAATGCTGCGAATCGTGGAGAACGGAACGCCAGTCATGCGCGCCAACTTTTGCATGCTGTGCCCGCAGGATTTGATGCGCTTTGCTAAAGTTCCGTTTTTCATGGCCGCTATTAAGTGCAGAAAAACAACGCGGCGTCAAGCGAAATATGGATTGAGCGAAATATCGCTTGACAGCCGCACGGAACAGGGCGCACGATCCGCAAATCGACGAACCCCGCGCTAGCGCGGCAAGAGGACGTGATGAGCAAGGGAGCGGCATCGACGGTACCGTACATCGAAGTTGATCGTAGCACTAAGCGATTCGTCGCCGCAGCTACCATGCTAGCCGTTCAGTGCCAAGCCCTTCTCACATTGAACGCAGTGAGCCAAAATGTCGCGCCGATGCTCAAAGAGCGATTAAACGAATTCAACGAAGCCCTCAACGGAAAGGCCGAGTCATGACAGCCCCGATGCGAGACACCAGCGCGAGCCTGCTCGAATCTATCGCCGAGTCATTCTGCGATAGTGACACCGAGTATCTTGCCAAGGTCGCCGCGAACGTCGCAGCACTGCCGCCGTTCGAGCATGACGCGACGCTCGATGCTCCGATGGCGATCGAATTGGGAAGCGCCCCATCGCAAAAGCGTGTCCCTGGAAGCGCCGCGCCTAGCGATGGGAGCGCGACCCGCCCAGACGCCGCCGAACTCTATTACCAGCTCGTGCGAGCGCAGGCGACATTGGGCGTAGCGCAGACGTGGATGCGCGGGGACAAGGAGTTTGCCGAACGTGCTCGGCGCGAATTCGATGACGCGAAACGCGCTTATGAGGATGCGTGCAGATGAGCCAAGAGAGGCTGTCGAATAGCATTTTAGGAGAAGTAATGAAAAAAGTCCCGATGGTCGTCACTACCGAGCGCGGCGTATTCTTCGGATACGGAGAGCCTAGCATTGAGGCGCAACACGTCAGAATCGAGCGTGCGCGCATGGTGGTGTACTGGTCCGCTGATTGCCGCTCGGTCGTCGGCCTCGCAGCTACGGGGCCATCCAATGGCTGCAAGATTGGGCCGCAAGCGCCGGCAATCATCGTGCGCAATGTGACCGCCA